TTTGGTATAACGAGATGACAAAGAGTCATACAAGTTATCTTCAATCGCTTCTTCAGTGATTGAGAAACCCATTGCAATAGTTTCGTGCGTGTAACGTGCGCTCCATGCTTCTTGCGCGTTGTCATACTCGATTGATGAACCTTCACTCTTGACAGGTGCAGAACCAAAGCCTGACAGCTTAGTCTCTTCTTCAAAAGAACGATCAGAGGTCTCAGTCTCGAAAATCTCTTTATGCTCTTCGCCATACTTCGCGTACTCTAAACCGAACAATGCGTTCAATCCGGGGAGTAGCTCTTTTAGTAACTGCGCTCTTGAAATAGCCATCTAATTATTCTCCTACAATGCCAGTACCAAACTGATGGTACGGCGCATTAATTTTAACCAATACATCGGTATAAGCATCACCGATAGTTGACCCAGATTTGCTTACAAAGCCAATAACTTTAAACGACTTAGTAGCAGTAGCAGTGGTAGCGTCAAGTTGAATGTTTGACTTACCAGTAGCAGTGCTGCCAGAGGTTGTAGCGTGTTGAGCGCCAGTTAAAGGAGCGTTATGTCCCAAAGCAGTTTGAGCGATTGCGCCGTCAGCTTGTACTTGGAAAGTAACGTTAGGGTCAGTGATAACAAAAGCTGTAGCGTTATCCGTACCTGAAGGGTAGTACTGAGAGAAGATCAATTGACCTTGAGCATTAATATACTCGCAACCAACGAACACACCCAGAGCACCAATACTAGAACCACCAAGGTTGTTGGTAGTTGCATCAGCGCCAGTACCAGAGGCAAGCTGAAGATATCCAGCATTGATCTCAACGACTGAACCGTAGAAGATGTTTTGAGCAACTCCAGCGGGGGTAATTAGAAACGCATCTTGGGCACCTGCATAAGGCATGCCGTCAGAACGTTTCACGGGGATAAACCCGTATCCTGAATCTGTAGCAGACATAATATGTATCCTGTAAAATAGTTTAGTTTATGTTCCTTTTCCGAAAGTGACATTCGTGCGTCTGTCGTTAAACAAAGGCATGCGAGGATCATTTTCTCTCATAAGGTTGTTATCCACGGAATTGATTTGCGCTTTACTCTGATCAGAATAATAAGAGTTACGCTCCTCTACCATTTCTTCTGGAGCCTTACACAACATTAAACCACCAATTATCAAGTTATCTTTAAACTTTTCGTTTTCAATAGTAACAAGAGTAATTTCTGGATGATCTACTGCTTTGACAGGTTCCCAACCTTCACGTATCTTGGACGAGACGTTAGTAGCATCGACGTTACCTTGAGTGCTTACCCGAATCCAACGGAACTTATAGCCTTGCTCTGGATTAGGAGAAGGTAATACTTCTGGCCTTTTCCAAGATGCTCTTCGGGCCGTTTTCTCACGGGTGACATTTTCACGGTTAATTCTATTCTCAGCCATTATACTTTCCTCATCTCTTCAGCAACCTTTTTGGCGTATAAATCTAGCGGTACTCCAAGTTTTTTAGCGATAGCTACCTGTGTCTGCGTTAATCGCACCTTTCGAGGTGCTGTGCTCCGCGTAGCGGGTGCAACCACATTCGACTTTCGTTTACTTGGCTTAACCTCTGATTCTTCAGTTTCCCCAAACTCTTCGGGGAAGGTATTTCGCATACGAGCATTAATAGTCTCGTAGTAATCATCACTTGAAACATCCACACCTTGCTTAACAAGTTTACTGTGAACACCCATAGCGTAAGCTGTCATCTCATCATCTGAACCGAACCAAGAATTTTCGCTTGCCCATTCGGACGCTTTGGTATCGGGCTTAACTTGAGCCTCTTGAGGTATTTGTACAGGAACTTCGGAGGGTTGTAAAGGTTCTGCCACAAAGTTTGCTAATTTATCTGCCTTTATCTTAGCATTCGTTAGCGATTCTTGTGCATCTAGTAGTTTATCTGCGTCACCAGCTTCATACGCACTCTTATATGAGCGTTTAGCTGAAAGCATCTCAATAGCTGAGTTTTTCTTAGCTTGCTCTAATAAGGCTGCTTGATTCTTTTCTACACTACCTTTTAACTTGTTATTCTCGTCTACAAGAGATTTAGCAAAAGTTTCCATTTCTTGACTTTGGCGCTGTGATTCTTCTTTAGCGCGTCTTTCATCATGGTATCCCTTACTAAAGTGTTGGATACGCTTGCGCACCTTATCTGAGTAGTCTTCTAACTCATCGTCGGTAAGGTCTTCTGGAGGCTTAGATGCTTTACGCCCCCTGTCAGCTTTCGGCGTATCGTCTACGACTTCAATATCAATATCGTCGTCTTTCTCTTGTTTAGTTGGTTTTTCTTCTACTTCTGTTTCTCCCAACCCTAGGGCGCTAGAATCTTCTATCTCTACTTCTACGCCTTCACCATTGTCTTCGTCTGGAAACGAGTACTCTACTTTTTCAAATCCCATTACTTACTCCTTACGCTCGTGTAACGCCACGAGGATCGCTTACTACCGCTTCAATCGAGTCGTCGTTCATTAAACGATACTCAACGCCACCTACTTTAAAACGCGTGCCTGTATTAGCACGGAACATAACGTAGTCACCTTGTTTACACCAAGCGCCAGTTGGAAAACGCTCTTTATCCGAATACGCTTGCTCTCCCATATCAAGTACAAGCCCGATGGTAGACATGATGTATTCTTGGTGCATTTCTTTATTAGACTTGATGATGCCACTTTCACCATAGGTATCTTCTACTTCTGGCATGGCAACTAAAACACGGTATCCCACGGGGGCAGGGATTTGATGCTCTAGTTCTTCGTCGGTTTCTGCTTCTTTAGGTACTATGTTTAAATCAGTCATTGTCATTATCCAAATAGTTGCGCGAGAGGTCATTAACATGGTTCAAACAGGAAGTGAGACCTCGTAGCATTCCTGTTATTTCTTTGTACTGGGCGAAGTCTTTAGCTCCTCCATTACCTAGAAATTCTGTTGCTGAAGACATATCGTCCTCGATTTTTTTCTTTAGCACGTCAAAGACGGTATTAGCCATGTTTATTCCTTATTACGTTTGGTTTCAACCTCACTAGTAGCTTTCATTAAGTCGAGGTCAAGTTTGGTGTTAGCTGTTTTTCTATCCGCAGCTAGTTTAGCTCCAGCTTTCTGGGCATCTATTTGCAACTCTTGGGTTTCTATATCCAATTGTTGTTTGTTTATCTGTACATCTGCTAAGTCTTTCTGCGTCTTACGCTCTAGATCAGCTTGTTTCAGTTGCATATCTGCCTGATCTTTCTGCGTCTTACGTTGTACTTCTTGCTGCTTAACCTGTAGTTCAGCTTGTTGTAACTGAATTATGGGGTCTTGTTGTTTCTGTTGGGCTTGTTTCTGAGCGGCTTCTTGTTCGTGTTGCGCGGTTAATCGCTTACCACCTTCGGCGACAAGTTTAGCTAACTGAACTTCCATCTCTTCAGATAACTCTTGGTTAGGCGCAGGTAGTTCAACTCCAAGTTTCTCTTCCATCTGAGAGCGGTATCTAAACCCTAGATGTTCAGCGATATGAGCATTAAGAGCGGCCATAATCTGCTGTGCTTGCGGGTTCTGCCCAATAGTGCCTGCGACCATTGGGTCTTTCATAAATGACTGGTGAGCTGATATGTGAGCTTCGTGTTCTTGATAGATAAACGCTTTTATGGGGGTACCTGTTAGGGCGTTCATGTTTTCGCTTACGGGATCAGTAGGTACTGCATCATCTTCCGTAGGTACTAGTTTGTCAGCGTTTTTAACGCCGAGCACTTCAATCATCTGACGATGTAATTGAGGTAGGTTATATATCTGAGGTGCCTGTTGCGACATCTGTAAGACAGCTTGGTACTGTACTACTCGCTGTGCCATTGTGGAGCTATTAGGATCGCTTACAGGTATTACATCAGTCATAGCGTAGTCTGACTGCCGTGCTGATACTTCACCTCTAAGGGGTTGGTATTCGTACTCTTCAGGAGCTTCTTCGGCCATGATAGCTTTGAGCATCTTAAACTCTAACTTCATAGCATAGTGAACACGGGCCATTACCGCAGCCATAGGCTTTAACGTACGTTCTAACAACGCTAGGGTAGTACCTACTGGAGCATTAGCTGACATGTCAGATACATCCATATCTGCAATAGCACCTAATCGACGGCCTTCAGTAGTAATTTGATTAAGTAACGCTAGCAATGTTTGGCTAGGCTCTTTATAAGGAAGGGGCATTATGTTTTCGCGGATGCTGCCGGATGGTACATCTACATCCTTCCATTCTCCCGGCTCTATCGGAGAATCATCGCCTTTAATGCGTAGTCCACGAGATTTTAAACCCCCCGGAAGGTTAGATAGGGTACCAGCGTCCACCAATTGCCGTATAAGCGAGGTTCCAGCTTTAGCGTACCCACCTATAATATGTATAAGTCCAAGGCCGTAGAAGCCAAATCCGGGCACATATACGTAATGTACGAAATGTTGACGCTTTAATGTTAGGTTATCTTCTTCGTTCCAGTTACGGCGAATAGCGAGTACTTCTGTAGTACCGCGCTCAATAGTTACAATGTAAGGTTTAGCTATACCATCTTCATCATCTACGCCTTCAATTATAAGGTCGGCATGAATCTCATATATAGTGTATCGCTCGTCATCGGTAATGTCGTAACCGCCTTCTTCGGCCTTACGCTTCTCAATGTCTGTGTGGTATGCCTCTGGGTCTCCTAGCTCAATACCAGCATAAAAGCCGCTTACCTGTAGCTTCATAACATCGTTCTTAGTCTTACGCATAATATGGCATACGCGTTCGGCTGATTCGATGTTAGATGCGCCATAAGGCACGATAACGTCTTCTGCTGGGATATAGATAGCAACCTGCCTACCCATATTAGGATCAAAGTAAACCTTCTTAAACGCCGATCCTGCCAGTCCTAGGCTATATAGCATACGCTCATGTTCTGGACGATACTCAACCATGTTCTCGGTTAGCTCGTAGTTCATGTCTGCTCTTACGCGCTCTGCTGCTTCTAGCTTTTCTTTAGTCTCTCTACCAAGAACCTTAACCTTAACTGGCCCAGCAGCAGGGAAAGTCTCACTCATAGTCTCTGCTTGGAACCGAATAGCAGCTTCTGCCAATACAGTGGAGTTAACGCCACATGCGCCCTGCCAAGGAGTTGTACGCTCTTCGTGTTTAAATCCTAGGATGTCTAGACCCTTAACGTAGGTATCAGCCCAGTCTTTTCGGCTCTCTACGTCAGAATCAACCATGTCTATTAGCTCATCTGATAACTCGTTTAGGAGTCCTTCATCTAAGAAATCTACTAGGTTAGAGTCAAACTCCATCATGTCTTCGTCTTCAAGTCCCGGAATTATGGTAATTTCCATACTCCCATCAGACAAAGTTACCATCTCAGGATCGACAATCTCAATCTCTAATCCTACTTCAGAGTCTACTAACTCCCCGTCTAGCTCGTCTTCTAAGTCTATGCTATCAATGCCTTCGGGGGCAGCGTATACGCCTTTCTCAATTGCCATGATCTAACCTCTTAATAAAACCCGCTACCGCGATGTTTAAAGTATTTAATTTCTTCTGGCTCATCAGTAGGTAATCGTATAAACCCACCTTGCCTGAACCGCATAAGTGCCATAACTGTGGAATCTACCAGATCGTCATGGCTCATAAACGGGAATCCAGCGATCTCTTCTACTACTTCTTCTGCCCAACGAGTTTGTGGAACCCAGCATAATCCAGACTGCACAATATCAGATACAGAGTTTAGGCGTGCTAGTTTATCACCAGAACCTCTGTGGGGGGTATATTCCTGTACAAGCAGCCCCATTCGTCGCATTTCTTGGTACAACGCTACACCAGAACTCTTTTTCTCCACGATAAACGCGTCTGGTTCCCACTCTGTGTACTGATCCATCGCTAATTCTTTAAGCTCATGGAACTCCATACGCTCTTTTATACTATTAAGCAAGATTATATTATACGCTGAAGTCTCCTCATTAAGGAACACCCCCCACGTAGTTAGTGCTGTGTAATCCGCTCGGTTGTGTTTTTCAGCCGCTGAGTCCAAAGACATTATGATGTACTCACACGATGGGGGGCTGTCTTTCTCCCACTCGTTCCACCACTCTCGTTTGACCAGTGCGGCCTCTTCTGCGGTGGGTTGTTGTTGGTACTGAGCGTTCCACTGAAACGTAGGCATTGACGCTTTAGTACGTAACAGGGCTTCTAAATCAAAAAACTCAGGCCACAGGGGTTTCTGTATGGGCTTGCCTGTATCTGGATCGTCTACATCTAGTATCGCGGGAAACTCTATGACCTCATACTGATCAGACCGCTCGTTCTGGGCCATATCCTTTACAACACGGCCTGTCAGATCGTCCATATGCCATCTAGTCTGGATAATAGCTACACTACCCCCCGGCATTAGGCGCGTACGGGCACCGAATGTGAACCACTCGTATGCCTTCTCAAAGACAACAAAGTTGCCGTTAATCACGTCCTGCTCAGAGTGCGGATCATCTACCAACAGTAAGTGGGCACCACGTCCCGCTAGTGCAGAACCTACACCACAGGCGTAATACTCACCACCTACACTAGTACTCCAACGACCTGCTGATTTAGAGTCACTGGCTAGCTTTACGGTAGGAAATATCTCTCTATAAGTGTCACTAGCGATAATATTTCGTACTTTACGCCCAAAATCTACTGCGAGGTCGGTGGTGTGGGACACCATCATTACTTTCTTGTCTGGATTACGCCCTAGGTACCACGCCGGATAGAAAATAGACACGAGTTGAGACTTTCCGTGCCGTGGGGGGATATTTACGCACGCCCTATCCTTGTCCCCACGCTCAATAGACATCAAAAGGTCGGCTAGTATCCTATGGTGCTTACCAACTATGTAGTCGGGCTGCATAATCTTACAAAATTCTATTAAATCATCGTACGCTAACTTATTTACGCGTCTTTTAGCCAACTCATCTACAAGTCTCTCTATCTCTAGGGCTTCGTCGGCTGTAAACGCGTCTATATTGTCCAGCATGTTCTGGACTTCGTCTTGCGTAAAGTCCGCAGGATAGTCATCCACTGTTTTCTAGCCCTAATTCTACGTCAAGGTCTATAATCTCACCGTTTAACACTATATCTTCCACTGGATTAACTAGTTTCTCTAGCTTCCTACGCAGTTTAGCCTTCAGATCATCCGTTGACTGGTGCGTAACGGTCACTTCTGACTTCTCAGCGAACAACCCTACGTCCGAAATCTTACCCAACAACTCCAACGCTCGAATACGTACGCGTGGATCGGGGTTCTCGGTCTCTAGGATCAGCTTGTTAGTTACCAAATGACGTACCGATACAGCAGATTCGACTACTGAGGCACCAAATTCGGTAAGTATGTTACCTGTGAGCACCAAAGAGGCAGGTGTCAGGTTAGCCATGCGGTTGTTTGTAGCTTTCTGGGATGTTTTTTCGGGGTCGTCGGCATACGCTATAGCAATTTTAGCTGCTATGTCTTCGTCTTCTTTATTGGGTTTTAATTCTAACCCGTGTTCTGCTAGCTCTAAGGCTGTAGTTTTTGCTGCTTGCGCACGAACAGTTAAGTCCACCGCAGGATCGTCGTCATATAGCGGAACCCCAATTTCTGGTTCGAGTTTAATCGTCATATCATAATCGCAGGTTATTCACCGGAGGTGTCTTTTTAACATACTTATTTTGCGTCCACAAGTAAATACGCTTTGTGTATACCATTTAGAGCATGCCTTATATAGAAAACAAACATTTCCGACCATGCCTTGTCTCCCCTATAATGCCGCCTCTTTTAATGCTACATATACTAATGAGGTTGTTTTGTGCTTGGTTTTGGTCTATTTCTTATATCTTCGTGTGTTGTCGTTGTCTTCGGACTCCTAGTTATCGCTCTAGGTGATGGTCTCCCTTTCTAGAGTCTCAAACCGTTTGGCCCCACAAAAAAAATTTTTACATTCCCTTTTTCAAAACAAGGTGGGGGGTGTCCCCATATAAAGGGGGTGGGGGTCTCAAACTCAAAAAATAACGAATTATTCGTGTGAATTAGTAATATATAGACGCGTGCGTGTCCTGCTGACAGCGGCGGGGGGTGGGGGACGGGTGGGTATCGCCCAGTGGTGAAACGTGCCTTTTTGTATACATATGTATACAATGTAAGCTATCTATTGTAAACACGTGTGAAGTTGTTATTATAGACCCATCAAGACGCAATCATGCGGTTGATAAACTTAAGGTAAACATTATGACAAACGTAAATGAAGCCACACAAGTACCCACACGTTTTACACGTAAGGCCGCCACATTATTATGTAAGGTGACCAAGGGCGAGGAGAGTGCACGCAAGGCGGCGCAGGCGGCATACGATCAGATGGTA